GAAGTACATTTGGTATTCGACGTTTGATATTTGTTCGGTCGCAGTATGGAAGAAAGACGCTATCAAGACTTTCGTAGAGCATAAGATATAATGAGCTGCCCATACGCTTTCATTTTTGGAAAGCCTAGAGAGGGTGCACACAGTACCCGGTTTATGGGCTATGCGGTTGTCGACAGTATTGGAACAGTTTTGCTCGCAATATTGTTGGCGTACATCTTTAAAACAGAGTTCTGGATAACTTTATTTTTAACCTTTGTAACTGGCGAGATTCTGCATTACATTATGGGTGCTCAGTCTCAATTCCTCACGACCTTGGGACTCAGTGCGAATGTTTGTTCATACTAATTAATTATAAGACAACTCCTTCCTGACCTCCCCAGTTTGCCTTAAATTTATAAATATCTATATTTTCATAATATTCTGTTACTCGTAAAGTTCCGTTGAGGTAATAGTTTTGTGGCGACGCCCATGGAATTCGTCCAGTATAATTATCTAGAATCGTATTTTTGGGATCATTGTTAAATATATAATCTTCGGTAGCAATACACTCTTTCTTGAATTCTACAATATTATTGTTATTAAACTGTTTTTTCGATATTAACAGGTCTCTGAACTTATTCAAAATAGTCTGTGAATAAATACCAATATTCATAGACTTTGTATAAATTTTTATACTTGATACGTCAGAAACATCTATTGATTTCAATTTACTGAAGAATGTATCTCCAACCTCACATGTATCATGGATATAAAAATAGTGTTCGTCGATATTACCACGATATAATTCGACTAGTGCTATTAATGCAGTGTAATCAATGCTGTTATAATTGCATTTGATATAGGTTATATTACCACTCTTCTCAAAAATATAATCATTCTCTCCAAAATTTCCCCCGATAAAAACCAGAACATCATATTCATTGAACTCGGGGTGTTTCTTCATACTTTCCAACAAGCAATGGAGTTCAATGCTGTTTTTTAAGTTTGAATTTATCACAATTTTCATGGTTAGTTATTAGTGTTTTTCTTTTCCCTGCTGCTTAACGTGAACCCAAGGACTGTTCTTCTTTGTTCCGCGCATTGTGTCTGCCGAGTACTCGTCCTGCGACAACATCGCGCTGGAAAAAGGTTTATTGTCGGCCCACAAGGAATCATCACATAAACGAAATGATGGATGGTCACTTGCTTTGTACCAAAAAACCTGATCTTCAAGGCGGTTCGACTGAACACCGTTGCAGATTACGAGACATTCGAAATTTTCGGTGCACTGGTCCATGAACTGACAGAACATTTCAAATGTTGGGAACATACCAGCATAGTTCTCGTAAATACGTCGTCGGTTTCCAAGAATGTTCTCACGCAAAATAAAGATAAAATCTACGTTTGTACGCAAATTAGGAGTAATACCCAAGGGATACTGCATAGTAATAATAGTCATCACATCAATGTGTCGACCGTTCATGAAAATGTAACGAGTAGACTCTTCCTTAATCCAAGTATTATCAAAAAGACAATCGTCCAAAATCAGAAAGGCGCGGGGGTCAGTAGACGAATTACCGCCAGACCTTCCCTTTTCTCCGTTTCTAGCCGTTTTCACACCTAACTGCCGCTTAATAACATTCATCACAATTTCCGGACGGTACTTGTCGTGAATCAGTTTGGATGGAACCATATGCTGAAAAAACTCGTTTGCGACCTCAGTTGCCGAAATCACTGTTCCGATCGGAAAACATGTTTGGGTGTTGAACAGAATATCACGCACCAAGAAAGATTTACCAGTATCTTTCTTTCCGATCAGAACAATCATTGGAGACTTTCGAGAATCTATTTCACATCTATCTTTGAGCATATTGATATCGAACTTCTTTATTGAAAAGTTCATGCTCATCTTGCTTTAAGTGCGTGAACTTTTTAGTTTATGTTTAACACGCCATAATAATATGGTTAAACGCAAACCGACGTCCTCAAGTAGCGACCTTCGTACCAACGCAGTCGCACTCTCTGTGCAACGATACGAAACACTTAAAGCTCAGCAGCCATGGGGAATCAGGCACATACAACCCTTTTTTCCACCTATCCAGAAACTGTTCAAAACTGAAGTTCGTGATTCGCCGCAAGAGTTTGGATTTAGATTAGATGAAAGTGTTTCTGCGATTATAGACTCGACTTCAATCCGAACGTCCAAAGGCCATACAGTTCCAGTACATCGCAAAACTACTATGCTCTTATCACCTTTTAAGTGGATGCAGGGAGATTATGGTTCATCTCTAGGTCTTCCTACCACCGAAGAACAATCTGCCGAAATCCAACGAAAGATTCAAGACCCAAATAACGCAGCCTATGTCGGTGCCGTCCTTTCTGTTATTCTAGCCCAGTCTGGATGCCCTCATTTCCCGAAAGTGTATGGAGTATTCACGGGAGTCGCAGAAAAGCACACCATTGATATCTCAGACGATTACGCCGATTTATCAGAGCGCTCATGGTTTTCTTCCAATATCGGAAAAACTTTCGATATCCGTCTTACCGAAGGTATTCATGCATCTGGTGATTTCAATCATACTCGAGGAGCGCGCGCAGGTATTTTACTAGGGGAAGAAATCACACTTGAAAACGTCGAAGAACTTCAAGCGCCAGACGTTTTACCAACCGAACCTGCTGAGATGAATCAGATGATGCGAGATGAAGATGATACCGATGATGATGAGAGTGATAGTTCGTCCGTGTCTACCTCTTACATTTTCGGAATTAAGTCTTGTGAATGCGAATCGGATGAAGAGGATGATGAGGAAGATGATGATTGTGAACCGTTTGCATGGGCATCATTTACCAACGTTCCCGTTCAAATAACAGTTATGGAAACATGTACTGGAACATTTCACGAACTGTGTTCAGCAAATCCCGATTCAAATAAACACCTCGATTGGCTGACCCAAGTAATATTCGCTCTTGCTTTTGCCCAGCGTAATTATGGATTCACGCACAACGATTTGCATTCCAATAATGTTATGTATGTTCCCACAGAACGTGAGCATATGTTTTATAGTTGCGGTGGATCGTTCTTCAAAGTTCCCACGCACGGATACCTTATTAAACTAATTGACTTTGAGCGAAGTATTGGATCGGTTCGTGTAATAGGAATGAAAGAACCCAAACTGTTTATGAGCGACCATTTCTCCGTAGAGGAAGAGGCTGGAGGACAGTACAATTTTGAGCCATGGTATATCCATAAATATCCCGAAATCAAACCTAATCCATCATTCGATCTTGTTAGGTTAGCTACATCTATGTTCTGGGACTTGTTTCCAGAAGGACCTGGACATAAAGAGTACGAAACGAACAAAGTGTATATTCTTTTTATGAAATGGTTAACGTTGGACGATAACCAATCAATCCTCTTTGGAAAAAAGGATGCTCAACATGATCGGTATCATGGCTTTTATCTTTACAAGGCGATAGCTCGCTACTGTAAAAATGCAGTTCCCCGCACCGAAATTATGTCTTTGAAATCTACGTATTCAGTCAATTCTCTCCCTCCTGGAGAATACTGTTGTATGATTGAGGCTTGAGATTGGATTAAAAAGATGGCTTACCCACAAAAATGTCCTGAACACTGGGAATTTCCATAGTCTTGACTGCGTCGGCAACAACTTCACTGGATGTCGCAAACACTACACCAGCCGTGATAATACCCCCAAATATCGACAGCTTTCCTGCATCTACCCACACAATGGGCTCGTTTTTTGACCGACGCTCCAGAGCATACACAATAAAGCATACTAGCGCAACAGACACAGCCGCAATAACAATCATCATTTATTTATTCTGCCGTCAACCAAAATTCTACAAGTTTAGAACGAGAGTGTTATCACCCTCCGCTCCAAGCTTTCCTTCGATTTCTTTCAGAGGATCATCTGCTTCTACCGGCTCTGGCTCTGGCTTCTTGTCCATATCCTCAAACTCAATCGTAGTTTCTTCGTCTCCAACCCGAATATCGGCTCGCTCCTCGTTATCCGTTCCATCATCTTCCTCATCGCTTTCACTCTCGTTCTCTTCAAACTTTACCTGTTGAACTGGAGCGGGTGGAGGAGGGGGAGGTACATCGTGCGTGGGCTGTAGAACAGGTAGAGTTTCAGAAACGTACTCGTCATCGGCAAAGTACTTCTTAGCAATAGCTTCCCATGGAAGAAAGCTACGAATCGTCTGCTCCATACAATCCGTCACCACCTTTTCTACTTCCTGCCGATTACGCGCTTGCTGCTCCGTAGATACACCCACCGTCTTGAAATAGTACGCCATCTGCCATAGCTTGCGCGCAGACTGTTTGTAAAGTTCATGTACAAACTTTGCGAACGTCGGGCGGTCAAAATCAATTTTGATTTCAGAGGACGAGCCACGGTAATGTAGAGATGCAAACGATTTCATGTAAGAAATGAATACGCCCATTAGAAGGTCATCCATATACGTGCATCCCGACACCTTAATGATACGTTCAACTTCGGTGGATAGAGTAGATTCAGTCCAATCGGGAATACGCGTTAACATATTCTGGAACGTCCGTAGAATCTGGTCTAGCTGGCCATTACGTTTGCAGAGTTCCTCGGCCGAATCACAGATGCTCCAGAACCCATCGGCGACCGGACTTACAAGAAGACCTACGAGATGTTCGCGTAAATGAGCCTTGGCGAATTCAGTGGACGACATTTACTAGTTTTACCCACTATAAACCTATGCAGGAAACGCATCCTTAAAAACGGATTTTATTAGTCTAAGTTACAGCAGATTGTTCCCTGTTATAAATATCTTAC